TTCCTGCCCCGAAGATTTGATTATACCCGCTTTTCACTTCATCCGCAACATCAGCAACGGTGACAATTTTGTCAACATTAACCTTAAATGGTCCATTGCTTGCTTGCATCCAAGGCATAAAACCAAGAACTGGACCTTCTTGCCTACGCTGCATTACACAGGCGACAGGATTCTTAAAGGTCAATTCCGTCGGTGTCTCCTCGGTAATTTCTACTACTAATTCCTCGCCACTTACGAGTTTGAGTGCTTTGATTGTCATTTGTGTTCACCTTCTTGTATTTGTCAAATAAACCTTTTTGCTTATGATTTTGTTTTTCACCATTTAAATAAAGAACATCGTGTATCATAACCCATGTGTCATCACCGACTCTAAGTTGCCAACCATTATAATCTAGTATCTGTATCTGTTTAGATACTAGTAAGTCGCGGAGTTCTGATAAAGAATGCATTATTCTTCACTGCTGTTAGCATTATCCATAGACTGACGCTTGATCTTGAAAGCAACATGGTTTGCATGAGCAGCAATCATCGATCGTTTAAAATCACCACGCTCATGTGAATCGTTAATCCAACCATATGCCTCAGACATTGCAAGAATTCTCTTGTATTGTCGTGGAAGTTTAGCGTTAAAAAAGTCACTACGATTAGCCATTTAATAATTCCTCACATTTTCTTGTAAATCGTTCATTTTGTCCTGGATGAAAACTTTGGTACATATGCCAGAACATCTCATTTCCTTCTGTACCAAACGTTGTACCAATGCCATATTTCGGCATGCCATCAGCAAGATCCCAATACGGTGGTGCATCTTTTGGTTCCCAATCCATACGAATTGGTGGAGCATCATAGCGTAGCGGCATAATAATCTCAATAGGAATATTACTCTCTCTGGCTTTAAAAGTCAACTCTTCTGCAACATCACCGCGATAGTTTGACATAAATGATGGACTACCAAGTTTGCGATAAGTCTCAACAGAGAATGTTACATTATGCGGGGCAGCAAAAACATGCTGATCATTTTGAATATGATTGCTTCGCTGAGCATCGCCAATCACCCAACCATTATATGCTTTGTCGAAGAAATAATCAAGCGCATTATCATTTAATGGCACGCAGTCGATGTCTAAAAACATGATTACATTATGTTCTTTTGCTTCTAACATAGTAACCAACTTATCCATTGTATATCCAGGAGGAGCTTCGCTCAATACAGGATAATGTGGAATGTTTGACTTGTTATACTTCTTTACAACTTCTTGCTGTAGTTGTACAATTTTAGGATCGATGTTCTTCATGAATATCGATGCAATGCAAGGTTTTATCACTTGATCCATACAAACTTATCCTCACTGTAAGGGATTACTTTATCTTCACCAAAAACATCATAAGCCGCATTTTTAATTGGCTGATGAAACCAATCATCACCAATCAGATAGCCACCTGGTCGCAAAATCTTTGACCAATTGATCAGGTCATTACGAACAGAGTGGTAATCATGTCCAGCATCAATATAAATCAAGTCTGCAACAATACCCAACTTCGCACAGACTTCATAAGCATTGATTGAATCAATTGGAAATGGAGTAATGTTATTTTGTAATTTTTTATGAATTACATTTGACAAGAACTGCTCATATAATCTTGAGCGACCATTACGCATGAAGTTCTTAAAATCTGTGTTATCAGTCCAATGTTCAACTGAACCCAACCATGTATCAACACAGACGACTTCTAACTCTCTTGCATCACAATTCCAGAGTGCAAGTTGAGTCATATAAACTGCAGATTTGCCCTTCCAAGAACCAACCTCAATGATTGTTTTTGGTTTTAGTTTTTCGATAACTTCCAAAAATACAGGTGCATCACTCGCCCACCCCTGCAGATCTTCTGGCAAAAGATCCAAATTTTCATATGGATCATTAGTTCCATGTATTTTGTGTCTTATATGCATTATAATTTCTCACAAACTGCTAGATATAAACCGTTATGCCATGTTAACCCTGGAGTATCTGTTTCTCGCTGAGGCTTTCCGATTTCCCACTTTTTATGGACTTTAAGATTTAATTTTTCGATAGCCTTTAGGGTTCCTTCTTTCGCAGGACTGTGAACCCAATCATCAACGATGAAGATGAATACATTTGCCAAATTATCATAGTAATAAGTCAAAGCCTTCTCGTGTTCGAGTTCTGTATGACCACCATCATAAAAGTAAAAATTAATATCTCGAATTCCAGACTTTTGTTCTGATGTAAGTTTAAAAGAATCATTTCGAATCAATGTGAAATCATTAATGCTATTAGTCTTACAATTCTTTAAAAACTGATGTATGATATCATCGCCATACATCGGTCCACCGAAATGATCGATAGCCGTTGCGCTTTGATATTTGTTTTTGTATAGAGCAGAAACAAAAGTTGAGCCGCGATGTATTCCAATCTCGAGATATCTAGTATCTTCTTGAACCAACTCATTCAATAGAATTCGAACTTCTGCAGTCGACATTCCATTGATGTTGAATACTTGCTGATCAAGTTTAGTGCGTAGAGTCGAAATCTCTCGCTTTAGCCAGCGTTCTTGATCAAGACCATGATCAATTGCACGCTCAACTCTTTCTATGTATTTTTTTACGAGTTCTTCCACGGAAGTTTACCATTATGACGTTGTAGCATTGCTTCATTTCCTTTGAGGAAGAACTCTGCTTGCACTGAAAGACCAGTATTGCCCACACGATATCTTACCGTATAATCCCGTGTGCAGTCAAACTTTAATTTATTATTTGGATGCATGAGCACCGCAGCAATTGCTCGGTCAATTTCCATCTGACCAGGCTCACGGAACTTACGATACCAGACTGGAGTAATCTGCACGGCAACTTGTTTCTTAACAAAATAACAATTGACATCAACAAAGAAATCTTGTGGATGAAGAATGCTTGCCCACATACCCAATGACTCACAGTCATCAAGGCAAAGAACATTGCCATCCTTGTCAATAATCTTGCGTAAAGAATATGCCCAGTCTAGATTTTTTTCTTGCACTAGGTTTACAAGTTTCTCAACATGGTCTGGTTCAAGAACATTGTCGTCATCCAACCAGAGATGATAATCGCCATCTGCGAAATAAGTTGTACCACCATAAACACGATGACCATTATATCGATCAGTGCCTGTGGGATAAGGCAGAACCAAAAGCCTATCGCTGCTACTTTCTTCTCGCGGGAATGATGCTTTTAATAAAATAGGTTCTGCTTGTTCCCAACGAGACTTGCCATCAACAACAACGATATGTTCGATGTTTGTATAGGTCTGATTGCGAACAGATTCAATACATTCTTTAAGGAATTGATTACCCGTTGTGGGTGTAATAACAGATACTTTCATAAATTACTTTAATGCAGCTTGATTTTCCAGAACTGATTTGGTGTCATGCGATTGCTCAAGAACAGTAAACTTACCTAACTCTGGTGATGGACCATTTGTTAGAATATAATCATGCGCAGCTTTTGTCTTGAACGCCATGATATGTTCACCAAGAATAACATAATGTTCATATGCACGAGAAGCAAAAAAGTCTAGAACTTTAACCTTTTCTTCTTTATACCATTCCATACCCCATGATTCAAATATCACAGGAGGGAAATTATTGTTAAACAAAGTCTCATGCATTCCTTTTAGAACTTTGAATTCCATTCCAGGAGTAGAAATCTTAATTAATTTAACATTTGCAAATCTAAAACTATCTAATGTTCTAAATTCAAAGACATCATTTTGATCATGCGGGACCATTCCACGCATTGAATTTACTTTTTGATCAAATGAATACGAACCGTGATTGCTAGAACGATGAACATCTAGAACTGGCGCATCCAGCAATTCTTCCTTTTCGCCAAGTGCATATGGGTATGCACGAACGTTGTCTAGATTGTTTAGAATGATATTTGCATTCAACTGCATATTGATAGTTGGTTGAGGCTCAAATGCAGTATAGGTGTATCCATGATGCTTGAGTGCGAGTGGTAGAGTAAATGATCCAAAACCTGCACCAATATCAATGACTCTACCAGAATGACCCTTTGCTAAAACTTTCTCAGCAAGATCTAAACATGCGCCATTCCAAATTCCATGATTTCGAATTTCATCAGAGATAACTTCGTTCTGTTCGAACAAAAGATATTTGATGTCATCTGGAGTCGTATAAATTCTTAGTTCTGGTAGCATATCAACACCTATTAATATTTGTTAAAGTTTTCTCTATGATGCCTGTAATAAAGCAAAGGTTGTTGAATGTGTTCAACTTTTGCCTCCGCTTTCATCATCTTGTCCCACAAACTCCAATCTTCACAAGTATGATTGAAAGTATCGTTATATTTAGTATACCCACCAACGGTGCGCGCCATTTCTGTTTTATATAGCATCGAACCATGATGGGCTTTTATATGCCAATGATAGTCACCTTGATGTCGGGTGACTTCTTGCATATGATGTTTTGTTCTTGTTTCTTTTAGTTCCCCTGTAAGAATTATATCATATGTGATAATATCAGGAGAAGTTAGATTAATGATATTGGACATCAACTGTATTGTATCAGAACGAAGCCAATTATCTGCTCCAATAAACATACAGTATTCCGATGTAACTTTCGAGAGCATATTCTGAAAGTTTTTTACAGTACCATAGTTCTCTGGATTCTCATAATATTCAACTTCGGGATACATCTTGTGGATATGAGAACAATCTCCAGCACAATCATCAACAAACATTATTCTCTCTGGTTTAGTTGATTGAGAGAGTATAGATTCTACGCAATGTGCTGCGAGATGTCCATACTTGTAAGATGATATGACGACAGTAATCATGGTATCATTGCAGGATTAATATATGGAACAACTTGACCTTTAATCATATAGTGTGGATAAGTTCTTGCTGCCTTTGTGCGACAAAATCCATTCATATATGTCATTCGGTTTGAGTCAGAATTATTTTTTTCGCTTCCATGAACAATCATCACAGACCAGATAAGAACATCACCTTTCTTGGCAGTATACTTCGTTCCTTTCAGATCACCACGTTCAAATTTTCGAAGATTGTTTGATGTTTCGACATGCATCGATTTATGCGAACCTTCAATGAACTCAATGGCTCCGTTTTCTTCTGTGATATCATCTACCGCGATGATGGTTTGGAAATAGTCATCAACAACATCATTACCAAATATATGGCTCTCACGAAACATAATGTCTTGATGCCAAGCAAATTGATCTAGATCCCCTTGCTCGCGAAAGTATATCTGATTATTAATCTGACGAACATCATCACCGATAAACTCTCGGACTAACTCGGTCATTGGTTTACTGATTCGAATTTCGTTGAGATAAGAATTTGCCAAAGCAGGAAAGAAAACCAAAGACTTTCTGTTATACATTTGTTCACTCGGAACATGAGGATATCCTGCTGACTTGATCTGATCGTCTGTAACAGAATATGCAGATGCTTTAATTTTATCACATTCGTCTGCAGTAAACACAGAAGGTATTACAACAACCCCTTTTTCATCATATTCTTTTTTCATCGAATATAATCACGATAGATTTTAAAGTGATAGTCTGGGTCGGTTCTATCTTGACTGCCTTGAGTTACAGAATATGCAACCTTGAAGCCAACCTCTTTGACACATTCAATTACAAGATCGTTATATGTCCCATAAGGATATGCGAAATATTGCATCGGGAATGGAGGAGTGACTTCTTCTAGAATCTCATCACGAGTGAGTTTTGTTAAATCACGATGACTCCAAGTATGCCAGCCAAGTTTAAAATCGTACTTGGCGCAAAGTTCATACACTTGCTCCCAGGTGCAATATTTTTCTAGTGCGGGGACATGAGCCAGATCAAAGTGGTTATCACCGCCCATGAAATCACCCATGACAAACATAATGCCAGACTTATCTTTGAGAACATCTTGGTTTTCATACACATTTAGATAGATCCCATCAAATCCTATGGGCTCATTACACGCAAGAATCTCCTCGCGTGTATTATAGTTTGGATGATTATATGTGCCGATGTTATGCGCTAACTTCATATAGTATCACCGATTGCGTGTATTCTCTATACTTAAATTCTTTTGATGCAATAGGAGTTCCGAAATTATATGGAACTAGCCAATCTTTTATGCCAGCAATCAAAACATGGCGATAAGCAGCGCGGCGAATCCACTCTGCAATCTGCACATGATCGTATTGCTGATAAAGAGTGCCAGTAGTCATGACAAGATCGTACACACCTTCTGGTTGATGAACTCTCTTAACATTCCATGGCAATCTACGCGCAGCATTATCTGATATTTCAATGCCATGAATATCAATTGCAGGAAGATCAGTTGTGATGAATCCTTCACCGCAACCAATATCCAATGCGCGCTTGTACTTATTCAAAAGATCTAGAATAATATTCTTTCTCTTGATATCATCTTCTGTTTGATGATATAGCCACGGGTCTGGCGCGGCATACCATTTTTCTAACTCTTCTTTAGTTTGCATTAGTCCCAAAGATTCTCATAATATTTTCCAAAAAGGCGGAATGCGTTCTTCTTCCTTCCAAAGTATTTATTCCTCTTCTCGTTGTCTAGTTTGCCGTTTTTTACTATGCCGTCTTTGTTCCACTTTGGCTTCTCAAGCCAGAAATTGGGTTCTCTGTCTTTGACCTCTTCGCCGAATGCCCAAATGATCTCGCTGAGCACCCAGTCCCAACGCTTGAAGTGGTTGCTGTCAACATCCCAGTCATTCTTCTTCGGTTTGGCTGCGGAAGTGCGAAGATGCTCTGGAACATCATCATCATCAACATACGGTGCACCATGAGTTGTTTTCTTTAACTGCTTGAGCATGGGATGGATGATGAGCGCAAGAGTTGCGTCCATGTTCCATGTGTCCCATGGGTCAATGCGAACAGAGACTTTCTGCTTACCGTCTTTCTTTGGGTATTTACCGATTAAAACTTTCATGTTCAACCTTCTTTGTCAAATTCACATACGCAATCATCTCGCATGCTTCCCATGAGAGCATTGGTTCACTTTCTTGAACACGCGATGCTTCTGCAGCCCATGCTTCTATAAATTCTTCTGTCATGCCAGAAAATACCTCAAGATTCCTGCAAATAAAATAACACCAAAAACTCCATTTAGAACCATCAATGCACGATCATTCCATTTGAAGCCCACAAAGAACCAACCAGCAGCACCAATCCAACTACAGAACATATCGATCCATTGATATTCAGTTAGTCCACTGGCGCGAATTGTAATGCCAATAAGTATAATAAAACTTGCTATCCATTTGACATACCAAGTGATATCATACTTGGGTGTGACTGATTCAATTTGTGTCATGTTTTTTTGCGACGAGCCATACGCTTTTTAGATCCAAGTTTTGCGCGACCTTTGCCGTGTCTTTTTGTTCCTGTTTTAGCTGGCATGATTAATTCTTCTTATTTCCCAAATTAATGTGTGCAGACATTAGAAGAGCCTCTTCGCTCAAACCCATGGTCATAGACCGAAGTCGTGACACTTCTTCAGCAATTTCTTCATCTGTAGGGGTTAAAACTTTTTCTTGGCTGACCATAGTATCGCTGTCTTTAAAATCATTCTTAACTTCAAAACGATCACCAACTTCAAACTTATATCCGATTGCTTGCATGAAGTTCATAAACTCCTCAAGCATTTCGTCAACAGTCAAATCGCTGTCTTCAAGTTCAACAACAACCTTTTTCTTAGAGTCATCATCGAAAAAACGACCATCGCTCAACTTACCATTGTATTCAAATTTAACATTTGCCATAAATCACCTATAAATTATTTGTGGAACACACATCTATATATTCGCGTTTCTTACATTCTTCTATTATACGCTCTTTCTCATGCAAAGGCAACTTATACCAATCAGTTATCTCTGCAGTTGTGCGAAAACAGCCGACGCAATACTCACGCCGAGCGTCTAAAGTGCAGATCCCCTTACAGGGACTCATTGCTTTAATGTTATGGTTCTTTTGGAATCACAACCTTTCCACATTTTGTGCATGTTTTGCTTTCTAGAATATCAAATGGGTAATAACTGCAGCGACTTGATCGCCACTTTCTTTCCCACTTATGTAGTCCGAAAAAACAGAGAATTTTATCCACGACGCATTCTTGAGATGTCTTTCATCTGCTCCTCGTCAATCACTGGAACGGCATTGCTCTTATGCATTGTAGCAATACCCTTGACTAGAGTGCCAGTGTACATCAGGCTTTCTTTCTTCTCAGTGAAAACCTTATCAGACTTCAGCGACTGAATGTTGCGAGCATCACCAGCACCAACTCGCGGACCATAAGAGAGACTCGGTAGTTTTTCATAACCAAGAATCGTCGAAGACTTGTTATACTTCTTCGCAATCACGCCAGTCAACTTACGCTTTTTCTTCGGTTTGAATCGAGCAGCGCAATAAATCATCATACAGGATACTTCTCTACATGATCATAATAAAATCCCCTAACCCTTGCCGCAAGACGCTTCACTTCCTCCTTGGTAAAGTGCTCGCCGTGCTTGGGATAACATTCAAGGACATCCTTGGCTAGTTGTCGCAGGAACTGCAGTTCTATAGTTGTTCCGCGAGGCATAACCTCAAAGTCACCGTCACTCATACACCACCATTGCGCAGAGAATTCACTGCGTCCTCACAAATCTTCATAGCATCTTGGAGATTTTTTCGAATCTGTTTAAGATGATAATTGACAACAAGTATTGATACTGAAGTCAACGAAAGAAAAATGACTGTCAACGAAAGCAAAATAATATCCATTAGACTTTCTCCACAAGTTTAGAAAGAGTATATTCAGCAATCTTGAAACGGATCATCGTCGGAATATCAGTAAAGGGATCTTCCAAGAAATAAGAACATCCATCCCTCCAACTATTATACTTGACAAACTTTGCAAAATCAAGCATATGCTTGCGATTGCTCGCATCAAACGGAACTCTTGTCCTTGGTGCAAGAATAGAACGGCGATATTCACTTATCATAATAATATTTTCCCTTTCGGTTTGCAGGAATACAGACTAGTATACCTGAAATCAATCCGCAAAGATAGAAAAAAACATGGAACCAATGAGAATCAATCACTTGATACCCCAATTCCATTCTTCTTCAGAAGGTCCCACCAATCGTTCAGTTTCAATATCTTCAGCAATATCATCAATCACTTCCCAGCCCAATTCAATCAAACGAGATGCAACATGATGTGGATTGGCGCCGCGCAACTCTTCTTGAGTGAAGACAACAACACAACACCCCATTGCTTCTAATGCGCGTGCATGCTCAACGATCTTAGACATATCTTCCATTATCATTGCACCTCCTGATTATAGTTCTCGTCGTTCGGCTCAAGCACCAAGTCGTCATAAGAGACAACATCATCCTCGCTGGTGTCTGTCTCGCCACTCTCATAGAGAGCAAGAACATCATGAACCTGCGTCAGTGTAAGACCAAGAGACTTTGCAATCTCAGTTTCTTTCATACCATCTTCGCGATACATCGTGATGATGTCGGTCGCAATATCTTTAAACCAGCCCATTAAAACGGCACTCCTTCACTCACTGGAATCTTGTTCAACTCAGCCTGATACTTGCGATCGCCGACAACCAAAAGAAGGTTGCGAGCGCGTTCAAGTTTCTCGGCAAGATCGTAACAGTTCTTGGCGCTCAAATCAAGTTGCGAAAGAGTGTTCGCAAGAACATGATCGGCACCATTCACGAGGTCAATCGCCTCACTCAACAGAGTTTCAGTTTGCTTTTTCATATTACGCTACACTCCATGCATAATCATCCTGCGTATACACTTGCTCTAGTCCATCATACTCATCGATGCGATATAGAGTGCCAGCAGACAATTCTGCAATACGCAACTCCGCATAATCACCGTTAGCCTTATCCCCGAGTTCCTCTACGACCTGCACCAACACAGGGTCAGTTCGTTCGATATCTCGGTGATAGATAGTTTCTTCAGCGATACCTTTGATCTCACAATAACGCCTCACAGCCCTATTTGACAGACCAAACCCACCATAACAAGCATTGTATACAATTTTAGTCATTTTCATTACGCTTCCACCTTCGCAAACATCTGACGGGCACTATTCATAAAAACATAGTAGGCTGACCGAAACTCAGGATCCAGATCCAGACAATACAATTCCGTATAATGATGTATACCGTAATGGTCAATGGTCTGAAGAAGTTCAAGGATACCAGTCCCGTCCAACTTGGCTTGGCGATCAAGAATCACACATGCTTGACTGACATCCATTAGGCAACCACCTGAATGCGCGGAGTGGTGAACTCGTCGTCGAACAGCATCCGACCAGGAAGCGGAGCGACGAAGATCGTCGAGACACGGTCGGGGTCGAGCAGAGCCTCACCCTCCCACACGCGCTCCATCGTGTCGGCGACAAATCGACCGTCATCAAGAATCTTGGCGACGCGACCGACATAATAACAATTCTCGATGCCAGCGAAATCCAACGACTTCACGACATCACCAATCTTCACAGTGTTTTCACATTTCATACATATATTATCGCATTTTCCCGTAAAAAAGGCAACAGGGAAAACTCTTGCAAAATCAATAACTTACGAGCACCTCATCGAACACAAGTTTTGCCTGTTCGAAACTGGTGTCTGGAAGGTCAATCTTGTTGCCAGTAGAGCGGCATTCTATCTCATAGTGATAATCTGACACATACCAGAGTGTGTGTCGAGCACCGAACTTGTCGTTTTCAGACATGATATACTGGTGATTTTTCATGACTTTAGACTTCACCGTTTGCGTAAGACTGAATGAAAAACGTGACGTCCTCTATGAGTTCTCGTAACTCGTGGGTGGTAGCCGTTTCTGGTTTGGCTGTGGGGTAGTCAAATCCCGCTGCTATTGCTGCTGGTTTGATAGCGTTGACTAGGGTAATGAGGCGTGCCCGTTCTTGCTGGGCTGCATTTTCTTGATACGTCATACAACAATTGTCGTATAAAACACAGGAGAAAACAACAGAGAAATTTCCTGTAAAATCAATAACTTACGACATCCCTCTCTCGCCGAGGAGAGAGGCTGGAGAGCGGTCCTATTCTGGGGGATACCCTAGTTCTGGGGGGAGGTCGAAATAGCGTATTCGGACTCCTGCCTCGCGCAGCATCACTTCGGCGTGGTCTATCGAGTAATGCTTCCCTGCACCCTTGCCTGTGAATGGGCGATTCGGTCCGATGACTTCCTTGATGCCAGCCTGTATCAATGCGCGTGTGCATTCGGCGCATGGCTTGGGTTCAAAATTTAAATACGCACGAGAGTTGTTAAGAGAAACACCAACACGAGCAGCGTTGAAGATTGCGTTGCGTTCAGCATGTTCAACCCAGTGATACTTTTCTGGACTCTTCCAACGATCAGTCCAATCTTCTTCAATGCCTCTTGGAAAGCCATTAAAACCCGTCGACAAAATGACATTGTCATCATTGACGATCACGCAGCCGACTTTTGTCGACGGGTCCTTGCTTTTCTGAGCAATCAGAGTAGCCTGTAAGATAAACAATTCATCCCACGATAGTTCATCACGAATCATAATATAATCTCAATGGTTATTTGATATCAATCTTACGAGGTTTCTGTTCTTCAGGAATGACATTTTCTAATTCAATAGAAAGAATGCCATCAGCAAGTGCAGCATCACGAACCACTACTGTGTCAGACAAAACAAACTGGCGAGCGAATTTTCGACCAGCAATACCTTTTACAAGATAATTGCGTTCGGTTTCTTCTGCCTTTTTGCCTGTGACTTTGAGAGAGTTTCTCTCAGCAGTGATTTCAATCTCATCTTGTTTGTATCCAGCAACTGCAAGTTCAATGATGAAATTGTATTCGTCTTTCTTGACGATATTCACTGGAGGAAATGCAGTTTGAGATGCTGTGAGTAGATGAGATGCATTATCGAGAGCAGCGAAAGCATTCTCAAACCCAAGAGCGGTTGGAAGAAGGCGATCGAGTCTTGTAGTGATATTAGTCATTTTGTAACTCCTTTAATAAGCAAGTTTATAGTTATGGACCCAAACGGGCATCCAAAGACTATTTAGCCAAAATTCGTTGGTCCGTTGACTTTCCATTCCTCAATTGAAGGAGGATTAGAAGAAACACCAGTAGAACCGAATCCACCAGATCTTTCTGAATGTTTTTCTGGTCTTGTTGTCAACACTTTAAACGCAAATGGTTGATTGGTTGTGATTTCTGCTTGAGCAATACGATCGCCTTTGCGAATAGTTTGAACCATCTTGGAAACATTGGTCAAAAGCACAAACACTTCTTCTTGATAATCAACATCAACAATACCTTCTGAGTTTGCTAGAATCAATCCCTTCTTAAGCGAAAGTCCTGAACGAGGATGAAGGCGAATGCTGTAGTTCTGTAGCGGCAATTCTGAATCGTGTCTTGTAATATCTGCGAATGTTTCAATCGTAACATATCGTTCGACCTTGAAAATCAATCCAGTAGGAATCAACAAACGATCGCTAGGATAGATTAACACTTCGCTGGACGACAGCGAAGTGTCAATATTTACACTTCGTTCAACTGGTGAATTGAATGAATCGTATCCATTTACAACATTTGATGTTGGCTGAAATGATAAATCAAAACAGTTTGCGAGAGTCGTACCGTATGTTGGAAGTTCAATATCATCACGAAGTTTATACACATTCATCACAAGCATAAATTAACCTTCCTTCTTTTTCTTCCCGATTGTATATTTGGAAACCAATTGCCAATCATTCTTCTCTTTGAAAGGAAGAATCTTGATCTGGCTTAATGGTGCGACGTTATCCTTTGTCTTATCTGCATTAACAAGTTTCACCAAACCCCATTCAGCCATTAGATTCGCAATCGTATTACGACGCTGAACATCATTGTCTGACATGTTGGATGGCTTACCGTCTAATTCAAAG